CAGTGGCAAATCATCCGGATGTATCCTACACTGTTTCTTAAATGCTCTTGAGCAGGCACCAGATATTAATGGTGTCCGAAGATCAAGGTATGGAATACTCCGAGCAACCTATCCTAACCTTAAGTCCACAACCGTTGAATCTTGGAAAGAATGGTTTGGCCCCACGATTAAGATAGTATATGACATACCTATTCGTGGGTCTGTCCGAATGAACCACCCTGACGGCCGTACAACTGTAGAGATGGACCTTGTCTTTCTTGCCCTTGACCGGGAAGAGGACGTTATTAAATTACAGTCGTTGCAGCTTGTCGGTGCACACCTTAATGAAACAGCAGAGATTCCAAGGGGAGTCTTTCAGATGTTGAAGTCCCGGGTCAATCGATACCCCAAGATGTTCAGGGTACATCCTGACTACCGAGACGAGTTTAAGCACATGGAGAACAAGCACGGCAAGGTGGGAGCAGTCAATCCCTTTATCATATCGGATTATAACTCCATCCCTACCGAGCACTGGTTGTATAAGATAGCTGAGGAAGAGAGACCCGATAAGCACAGGTTCTGGGTCCAGCCCTCAGCACTACTCATGTGTGCTAAGCAGCAAGGGTTTGTTGAAGATGCCGGTGGAAACTGGTACAAGATAAATCCCTTTGCCGATAACCTCGAACACTTATCGGAGGATTACTATGTTGACCAAGTCCAAGGTGCAGATCCTGAATGGGTATCCGTATTCGTCCTTAATAACTACGGCAACCTTCGGGGAGGAAAGCCTGTTTATAAGATGTACGATGACAAAATACATTTTACGGATAAGCCTTTCGAGATTTCAAAAGGAATCCCTATTGTCATTGGCATGGACACTGGGCTCACACCAGCTGCAGCTTTCACTCAATTTACCAGTTCTGGACAGTTTGTCGTCTTTGATGAATTGGTTACAGAGGATTGCTCCATCCATGAATTTGCATACGACATACTTTGGCCTCACATCAGAAACAACTATAAGGGGTTCAAATTTGAGATCGTTCTCGACCCTGAGAATAAACGGGGTCAGACAGATAAGAAGACTGCTCGGGACATTCTGGTCAAAGCCGGATTCCCTGTATCATTAGGTAAGTCAAACAACCCGGCCCAACGGTTTGAGTCGGTTGTCTTCTTCCTTCGAAAGAAGGACGGTCTTGTACTTACGTCCAAGTGTCCCACACTCCGTAAGGGGTTCTTGTCTGAGTTTAAGTATGACAAGGTGTCAACCACTGTGAAGGGTACAACTTGGAAAGAGAAGGTAACAAAGAACATTTATTCTCATGTGCACGAGGGTCTACAGTATGCTGCCATGGAGTTTGTGCAGGGTAAGATATTCCGTAAGAACGTTGCACGTAAACAAAAATACACCACACCGGCCTGTCCCACGGCCGGGTATTAAAGGATAGGATATGCCAACTGACATAAACGAAAAGAAAGAGATGTCCTCGACATTTGACCAAATTAAGGATGAGCCTAAGGATGAGAGTCCGGAAGCTAAGGCTGAGAAGGATGCTCAGGACTCAGCCCGTGCTGTGACTCTTGGTCCATTTCAATCAACTCTTGGCACAATGCTTGATGATGAGTGGGGTAAGACCGAGGCCGAAAAGATATTCTCAGAAAGACGTATGATCAGGGATTTACGTCAGTACCGTGGTCAGTACGATCCTGAGATAGTTAAGCAGATCCATCCAAATAGATCCAAGGCCTTCATCCGGTTGACTCGTACAAAGGTCAAGACCTTCGATGCCAGGATGATGGACCTACAGTTCCCGGCCAACGACGACAAGAACTGGGTGATACAGCCCACACCTGTACCAGAACTTGATGGCCCCATACTGGAACAAATTGCAACACAGTTATTTCAGGCCAACGGTAAGGTGCCATCCCGGGCCGAGGTTGACGAGATAGTAATCAAGCAGGCTGACAAGTCTGCTAAAGCCATGGAGTCAGAAATAGCTGATCAGTTAGCTGAGTTTGATTATCGGGCTACGATACGTAATGTCATACACTCTGCTCACATCTATGGTACTGGTGTTCTTAAAGGCCCGATGGTAAAAGAGGTGACATCCAAACGGTGGTACAAGGACAAGGCCGGTAATTGGAAACAGCTTATCATAAAACGTATTATCCCAATAGCACAGTGGGTGCCCATATGGGACATCTATCCTGACATGAGTGTCAAGGAAGTAAAGGATGCCCGGTTTGTTTGGCAGAAGCACTTGTTTAGTAAGAACAATTTTGCTGTTCTGGCTAAACGTTCTGACTTCAACACCAAAGCTATTGAGGCATTTATTGCTGCCTACCCAGATGGCAATGCACGTTATCGGGACTATGAGGAACAACTTCGTGATATGTCCACCAACACGGATGCTGAGGGAGATACCAATCCACCCAAACGTGAGCAGTATGAAGTGCACGAACGGTGGGGCTTCCTTGATGTAGAGCATGCCAGAGAGTTGGCACCGAATGTGCCTGAGAAAGTGTGGACAATGATGGGCAAGGAAGTTGCTTGTAACACTTGGCAGGTAGATGGTGTCGTGATTAAGGCTGTCATTAGTCCCGTTGAAGGTGCAGACTTACCGTACTATTTTTATTACTACGACAAAGATGAGACCAGTATTTTTGGTGATGGCATACCCAGGATAATGAGAGATCCCCAGATGCTGTACAATGCATCGATAAGAGCAATGCTCGACAATGCTGCCATTAGTGCTGGTCCGATCATCGAAGCAAACATTGACCTGCTGGCCGACGGAGAAGATCCCTTGGAACTGTATCCGTTCCGTGTATTCCAACGGACTGGTACAGGTATTGATGCCGGGCAGAAAGCAATTAACGTAACGAAACTTCCCAGCTACACCAATGAGTTTCTTGGTCTGGTGGAGTTTTTCCAAGAGACAGCCGATGAGTCAACGACCATACCCCGTACCCTGCATGGTGGCCAGGCAAAAACAACTGGTGGCAATCAGACAGCCACGGGCATGTCAATGCTTATTGGTGCATCGAACATAACGTTGAAAGATCAGGTGCAGTTCTTTGATGACGGTGTCACCAAACCTTTTATTAAGTCTATGTATTTTTGGAACATGGAGTTTAATGGGAAGGATGACATTAAGGGTGACTTTAGTATCGTTGCCCGGGGAACCAAATCCCTCATTGCCAAGGAAGTCAAGATGGAGCAGATCAATCAGTTCCTACAGATTACCAACAATCCTACAGATCTTCAATACATAAAACGTGACATACTGCTCAGAGAATTGGCAGAGATCTTTGACCTTGATCGATTAGGTTTTGTTAGATCAGAGGCCGAGGTGGCCAACAGGCAGGCTCAGGGTGCTGAGCAACAGAAGCAGAATGATGACAGGGCAATCTTGCTTGAGGCAATGAAAGCTGAGTCGTCTGGTCACGTACCTAATGCTGTTGAGAGAACAGCTCAAATGTTTGACATTCAATTACCTGGTGGACCACCTGGTGGTCAACCGGCTGAAAGTTCAACACAGGTAAGGGAGAAACAAATAGGTGGTTAAGACACGACAACAAGAACTAATCAATGACATGAAACGAAACACTGACAGCCAATCTTTTAGTAACCTCACTGAGTACCTTGAGCTGAGGATAAGCTTACAGAAAGATGCTATGGTTAGTGCCGTTGACATGGACGAGATTAAAAGGATACAGGGCAGGGTACTTGAGATGCAAGAGTTTCTCAAGGCCCTGACCAGAAAGCCCGTGGATGCTTCACAGTACACAGGGTCTTTCAATTAGGGGGAGTGGGCCGGTCACATACCGTTACCCAAACGTAAACGATTTTGAACGAGGGATATCCAATAAGGACCCCGAAGGAGGCAGAGTATGTCTAAAGATACCACACCAGAGTTAGATGACTATCAGAAGGAAAAGGAAGAGTTCTCAGATGCCATGGACGAAGTGTTCAAGGAAGAAAATGAGAGCAAGACCGACGAGGAGATCATTGCAGAGCTTGACAAGAAGGATACAGACGAATCAGATGTGGGTGGGGAACCCAAAAAAGATCTGGTACCGGATGCAACCCTTGACGACAAAACTGCAGCTGATCCCGATACAGTCGATTCTGACGACCAGGGCATTGCCCCTGTTATCAAACAAGAGATCGAAGATCCTCCGGATACAATCGAAGCATGGAAGAGTAAGGCCGAGGCCGTAGAGGCCGAGTTAACAAAGGAACGTCAGAAGACCTCCAGTTGGAATGGCAGGATCACTGCAGCCAACAACAAGGTTAAGGAACTTGAAGCTAAGATTCTTGAGTTAGAGGCAGTGGACAATACAGCCAAAGCCTCACAGGACAAAGCTTCTGCCGATTCTGACAATGAGGTACTTGAAAGGTTTAGAGCAGACTTCCCAGAGCTGAGCAACGTTGTCGATATTATGCAGAAACGTATCGATGGTATTGCCCCGGCCCCGGCAAAAGCTGCAGATCTTGACACCTCGGCATCCCAGGCCAGCACACCGGAAACGGATGCTGCTACTAAGGAAGCTGAACTACAGCAAGACAAAGCTAATCACGTTGCCGATATTCGAAAAGTACACCCTGACTTACCAGAGATGGTTAACACTGGTGTATTGTTAACTTGGATCAACAAACAGCCGACGTACATTCGTCCTACTCTGGAGACCATTTATTCCAAAGGCAAAGCTGAGGATGTAATTAAAATGGTCACTAACTTTAAGGATGACACAGGCTGGAAATCCCAGCTCAAACAGGTAGACGACAAACAGACAGCAGCCGATAACAAGTTAAACTCCATGATAGAAGTCAAGTCAGAAACCCATACCCCCGACGGTAAGGAAATTGACAAGTCTGACTACAGTCAGGGAGCAAAAGATGCTGGCCTGTAATGTTTGCCAATAAATAACAGGAGAAGTTTTAATTATGAGTACAACAACATATGGTGATATATCCCCCCGTACGGCAGCTTTCGTGGTTCGTGATCTTCTGAAACGTGGTATGCCCTGGCTGATCCTTGAGAAGTTTGGACAGGCCAAACCGTTGCCCAATAAATCGACCAAGACCATTCAGTTCCGTCGGTACTACTTGGACAGCACATTCACCTCGACATTTGGAAGTGATTTCAATCCTCACGAATATTTCAAGGGCAGCAACTTTAGTCCTTCTAACAAGACCTTAACCGAAGGTGTGACACCGGATGCTACTCTCTTAGAGAGCTCAGACTACGATGCCACCCTGGTACAGTACGGTGATCGTGTTGTTATTACCGACGTTATCATGGACACTCATGAAGATCCTATCATGAGAGAGGCCGTTGATATCCTGGGTGAGCAGGCTGCAGTGCTGATCGAGAAAACTCGTTACAACGTTTTGAAGGCCGGTACCAATGTCTTCTATTCGAATGCCGACGTAAGTCGTGCAGCCGTTGACGTTGTGTTTGCTCTGAATGATCAACGGAAAGTTACACGTTTTCTGAAACGTCAGCTTGGTAAACCGATCACATCTGCCGTCAAGAGCACACCTGCTTTTGGTACAGAAACGATTGCTCCGTCTTTCATTTGCATCGTTCACCCTGACCTGGAGCCTGACCTCCGTGCTATCTCTGCTTTCGTACCGGCTGAGAAATACGGATCAATGTCCCCGTGGGATGGTGAACTTGGAAAGATTGAAGATGTCCGTTATCTGACATCCACAATCATAGAGCCCATCCTGGGTGGTGGTAACTCCGGTGGTTCCAATGTCCTTGAGACAGGTGGAGATGCCGACGTTTACCCCATGCTGTACCTGGCCCGTGATGCTTATGGTATCGTGGCTTTCAAGGGTGCCAATGCTTTGACCCCGATGGTTGTCAATCCTAAGGCTTCGGATTCCGATCCGTTGGCTCAGAGAGGACACGTTGGTTGGAAAGGTTATTCTGCAACAATCATCCTGAACGACTTTTGGATGGTTCGTTTAGAAGTGGCCGTATCTGACTTAACCTAAGTTAGACTTGATGTAAATTAAAGGATGCCCCGGTCTCGGCTATCCCCCTGGCTGGGGCCATCCTTACTACCCAATTTATATGGAAGGATATAGATTATGAATTACATGACCGTAAAAAATGAAGACCTCTATGCACTTATGGAGAAGTACGAACTTGACAAGGAAGACTACCTGTCCGACACAGGATCACTCAACCGGAAAAAGCTCAACAACATCTTGAAGCTAATTGATGCAACCAGTGGTAAGTCCACGGAAGTGACTGCTATCAAAGAGGATGGTGAGGTTATCGATCACAAGCCTGAGTCCAACGGTAAGCTACACAAATCTCTGAGTGGTATTATGACAGAGATTACTTTCTACAACTCGGACGAGAATGACTTGCCCTACGTGCAACTTGCACTCAACGGCATAGCACTCATTATCCCCCGAGAGAAGAGAGTCTGGATTCCCAAAGAGTTTATTGATGGTGTTCTTCAAAATGCTATCATGACCAAGATGAAAATGGATGTGGACCGTGATGGAAAGATCCGGTACATTCCTAAAGCAGTACCCCGATTTCAGCACACAGTGCACGACATAAAACACATCGACGTTATCCGTAAGGAGTACGACGACGAAAAAGCAAATAGATAATAGGAGACTATCCCATTGGCCTTTACAGCAAATGATTATATACTTGATGCTGCTGACCTGTATGGTGATACTGGATACGACAGGATTGACGAGGATGTCTGGATCAAATATTTGAATGCAAGTATTAGAGCCCTGATCCTCGTCCGTCCCGATGCCGGTGCACAGACGGACAACGTACAGTTAGCTGCTGGTGTCCTCCAGACATTGCCTACTACGGCACTGAGGATGCTCGACATAACAAGGAACATGGGTGCAGACGGTCTGACTGCTGGTAAGATAATAACCCCGGTGGCCCGTCAGCACATTAATTACTCCAACCTCTTGTGGCCTGCAGCAACTGGTGACACAGAGATTGACAACTTTTCGTATGACAAAGAGAACCCCAGAATATTTTATGTAACACCTCCGGTGCATGCAGTCACAGCAGTGTATGTTGAGTTGCAGGTATCCCAATTACCAACGGCTGTTGTAGCCACTGGTGATGATCCTGGTGTCAATGATTTATTCTTTGAGCCACTCGTGCAGTACATGCTATACAAAGCCTTCTCGGCCGACGACGAAGGTGTGGAGTTTCAAAAAGCTATGGCATACCTACAAAACTTTTTCAGTTTACTACAGGTTGAGTCAGCTGTATCACAAGCAGCTGGACCTGAACCAAAGGAATAATAAACTATGGCAGCAACAGCATCAGCAGGATACACTCTGCTAAACGACTTCTTGGCTGAGACCTTGCAGTACTGTGATGGGGCACCAGGTATAATGGTGAGGATACATTTGATAAACTCGGCCATAGCTCTGTGCAGTAAGTCTCAAATATTAAAGAAGGAACCCTCCCCCCTTTCGGTGGAAGAGGATGTGCACACATACACATTGAAGTATCCCCAAAACAGATATCGTGCTATTGCTGTGGACGAGGTTACATTTGAGGATTCCAAGGTACCTCTCACACGTACAACAGAGAGGGAGATGGATGGGTCCCGGGCTAACTGGAGATCAGCAACTGCAAGTAAGCCAACACGGTATTGGTTGACAGATGATTTAAATAAGATCCGACTGTGGCCCACACCAAAGGCCGATATAGATGAGGATCTTGTGGTTAAAACTGTTGTCACGTATAAACGAGGCCAGACAGAAGTAGATGAATTTATCTACGAGAAGTGGCACGAGGTTGTTCAAGCTGGAGCTCTGGCATCTCTACTTGCAATACCTTCGGCCAGCTGGTTTAATCCACAGGTAGCTGGTGGCTTTTATCAGGTGTTCAGTCGTGGTGTACGTGAAGCACGTAAGACAACACTCACAGGAACAGGTAAATATCCCGGTAGAGTTATCCCTCAGAACTTCATTGTTGTGGGTGGTAGCAATCAAAGCAGTGGAGGTTCACAATGGGAATAAAATATACAAACAATGCAGAGGGTCTTCTGGCTGGAAACATACTTGACTCAGATTTAGAGCTCACTATGCAGGGTGTGGCCGGGACGTACTTCCCCACTATCGTATTAGGCAGTGGTGATTACTTCTATGCCACACTGGTGGCTACTGACGGCTCGATGGAGATTATAAAGGTTGTCGAGCACGATGCAGACTCAAATACGTTTCAAACAATCGAACGAGCAGCTGACGGTCTTCGAGACCAGGCAGCAACAGCCCTTGGGTTTACTGCAGGGGACAAGGTCCAGGCCAGGATATGCAAGACCATACTGGAGAATATACTGGTATTGCCTGACGATGATCCCATTACATTTGGTGCCGGGCCTGATGCTCAGGTCCTTTCTGATGGCACGAACTTGGTAATTCTAAATGGTGCAGGGACCGAGACCATGGCTAAGTTTCTATCAGGTGGTGCTGTTGAGCTGTACTGGAATAACAGTAAAACATTTGCAAGCCGTAATGCTGGGATAGATATATACAGTGGGTCTGATCAAATGCAAATTCTTAACAATGCTGCTGGATGGAAAATAAATAGTTTAGTACATGGGGATTCTATTGTTCTTACTGGAGAAAATGATGCCGGTGCCGAGAAAGATTTATTTATAGGTGATCCTGGTGGTGGAGTTGAGCTCTACTATACTGGTTCTAAAAAGTTTGAAACCTCCAACACCGGTGCCACGATAACCGGCATACTGGTAGCAGACGGACTTACTCTTGGGGACACGGAACCCATACTATTTGGCATTGAGCCAGATGCCAAGATGGAGTCAGATGGCACAAACCTTGTCATTAAGACTGGCAGTGGTTCTGAAACAATAGCTAAGTTTCTTAAAGCTGGTTCCAGCTGTGAGCTAAATTATGGTAACTCCAAGAAGTTTGCAACCACAGCAACTGGTGCCACTCTGACAGGTGTCTTAGCAACAGATGGTATTTTCATGACCGGGTCAGAGTACATAGAGTATGAAGCTAAGGCCAGGATTGCTGGAATATCCGGTGGAATTGAGGTACAGTCCGGTGACGGAGCTACCGTTTTTGCTCGGTTCAAGGAGACTGCTGTGGCTCTGTTTAACTCTGGTTCCTCAGTAGCCTCAACCGTCCCCGACGGATTTTTAATAGAGGGTGCACTGAGGCTTGAGGAGACTACAACTCCGACACCCACTGCTTCGAAGGGTAAGGTCTACACCAAATCTGACAACAAGCTTTACTTCCAAGATGGTGGTGGTACTGAGCACGAGTTAGCATTTGCATAATTTTAAAACAGGAGCACGACGATGAAAATAGCCTACAATGCATTTAAGGGTATCATGCCCAAACTTGCAATAGATAAGCTGCCTGAGTTTATGGCTCAGGTGGCTGAGGATTCAAAGACTGCTTCTGGTGATCTTGTTGCTTACCGGAGATCCTTAGCAGATACACTACTTGCCTCAGATGCATACAAAACAGTATTTGAGTACCTTGAGGGTGGTAACAAC